CAAAGGACTGGGCGGCGACAAAAGCTGCCTGTTCTATGAGGCAATCCGGGTCATCCGGGAAATGCTGTCGGCCACCGGCGGAAGGTATCCGCGCTTTGTCATTTGGGAAAATGTGCCGGGCGCACTGTCGTCGCATGGCGGAAAGGATTTTGAAATTGTTCTCAACGAACTTCTGCACCTCCGAGATTTTGCCGGAGGTGGAACAGATAAGCCTATTCGCCAGCATGGACGATGGGCGAAAAGAGCTTCCTACGGAACTGTTGCCTATCGAATTGTCAACGCTCAATACTGGGGAATCCCCCACCGTCGCAGAAGAATATATGCTGTCTGCGATACTCGTGGAGAATCCGCCACGATGGTCGCTTTTGAGCGTAACGGCACTGAATGGCATTTTAGACCGCGCCTCCCGGAGGGGGGGCAGACCGTTGCCTGCCTTGCTCCTGACTGCTATTCATGGCATGATCGCATGGTGGCAGCAGGAAAACCCCTGCGGGGGGGCGAACGAGCCTACACCTTGAAAATTCGCCAAGGATGTGAGGGCGGCGGTAAGGGTCCGCTGGTGCAGACCGAACTTTCTGCTACGCTGGCAACACACCAAGATCAGAGCTTGATCCAACGTGCTGCCGGGTTTGACCTCGGAAATTCTGGCGGGATAGCCTATTCGGAGGAATGCAGCCCGACCCTGATGACTGGGGCAGGCGGAAATAAAACCGCCGTCGTACAGGATCAAAGGCTGATGGAATCGCTGGTGCTGAACGACCAAGGCGGGAAGAATATGGACGTTTCTGTGAATGTAACAGGAACACTCCGCGCACAAACACATGGGCACCTGCCTGTTGTGTTCCAAAAATCGGAGGATGAAGAAAATGAGACCTGATACCCTGTCGAAGCTGGCTGTAACTGCCGCGATTTGCGCAACGGTCGCCAGCGGAATTGCCGTTGGCATGGCAAACGGCCGGATCAATGACTTGGAGATGCAGCGGGATATTTACAAATCCCGCGCCGAGGACTGGGAGGGCACCGCTGGAATCGTCGCCCAGTACGCTGACGATCTGGCGGACGAACTGAAAATCAGGAGCAAACTGGACGAAAAATTAGATGTCGAGTATGCCGGGATTTTCAAATGCACTGCCTACTGCACCGAGAAATGGTCGCACATTTGCGGCACTGGAACCGGGATCACGGCCAGCGGTCAGCCGATTCAGGCGGGCGTGACCGTGGCGGCAGACCAAACGCTCCTGCCCTATGGCACAGTGATCTACATCGAAGATGTAGGAATCCGCATTGTTCAGGACAGGGGCAATGCGGTGCAGGGCAATCACCTGGACGTTGCTGTTTCTGGCAGCCATGAAGACGCTTTGAACTGGGATGGATACGGCGAACACCAGGTCTGGATCATCAAGGAGGCCGGCTGATATGCAAAAAGCGATTGCCATTGATTTCGATGGAACGCTTTGCACAAATGATTATCCCAATATCGGAGAGCCGAACTGGGAAATCATAGCAGAAGCGAAGATGGAACAGGCAAATGGCGCAGGGCTGATCCTCTGGACCTGTCGAGAGGGTGAAATGCTGGATGCCGCTTTGAAAGCCTGCGAGGAGTGGGAATTACACTTCGATGCGGTAAATGAAAGCCTGCCGTCTTGGAAAAAAGAATATGGAAATAACCCGCGGAAAGTTGGAGCATCCGAATATTGGGATGATCGCTCCGTTCGGGTACGGAATGGACGTTTTGAGCATCCAGAGAATTTAAGCAAATACTCTGGATTGGACGTGGCGGACGAATCCGAGGCAGTGGCGGTCATGGAAATCGGAGAAGATGTTCTTGAGAAATTGGCAAAGACAGTTGGAGTAGAACGCGAACCCGGTGAATCTTGGCGTAGGCTGCGGAGAAGAACGGTTGAACAGATGGTAAAGGCGGTGAGATAAACATGGATTTCCCGGATAAAAAGTATTCCGTAATCTATGCTGATCCGCCGTGGAGCTACCGTCAGTGTGGAACAGGACCTAAAAGCCGGGGCAATGCGGCTCAGCACTATCACACAATGACGACGGACGACATCTGCGCATTGCCGGTCAATGACCTGGCGGGGGGGGGGCACGGCCTGCTTCATGTGGGCTACGTTTCCACAAATTGCCGATGCTCTGCGAGTTATGGAGGCGTGGGGTTTTGAGTACAAGACCTGCGCCTTTGTTTGGATCAAGAAAAACCGCAAGAGCGATACAAATTTTTGGGGCATGGGGGCTTACACGAGGGCAAATGCGGAAATCTGTTTGCTTGGTGTAACGCCTGGATTCAAGGCCGCTGATCGGGTCAAGAGCCATGCTGTACATCAAGTGATTGAAACACCGATACAAGAACATAGTGCAAAGCCGGACGAAACGCGTAAGCGAATTGTAGAATTGCTGGGAGATGTTCCTCGTATTGAATTGTTCGCCCGAAAGCGTACTCCTGGTTGGGATGCGTGGGGCGATGAATTAGAATAGAAAGGAATCGACATGAAAGTAAGAAGAACCGAGAAAATCAAGGTTGATCTGTTCCGGGTAGGCGATGTCATTCGCTTTAAGCTGTCCGATGGTGAAAAGGTAGAGATGCTGGCCGTCAAGGAAGAAAACAACGGTATGATCTTCTGTTTTGCGGACTGCCTGGCAAAGGAATACAGCATGAACGCACAGAACACCAATGCGGGCGGCTGGGATGCCTCCGACCTGCGGAAGAAGCTGAACGGTGAAATCCTTGACCGCTTCCCCCAGAAAATCAGGAAGCTGCTGCTGCCTTTTGAAAACGGCGACCTGCTGCGCCTGCCGACGGAAAAGGAAATCTTCGGCTCAAACCCGTGTGGTGAAGATGAACCCGAAAGCGTGAGCCAATGGAAGCCGATGAAACAGAGGAAGAATCGCATTGCTTCCCAGGGCTTGAACGGCGGATGGGAATGGTACTGGCTCCAGAATCGGGTGCCGAACTCGGCAGCCTGTTTCGCCGGCGCGGGCAGCAACGGGGGTTGCAACTCCGACAACGCCTCGGATGAGGCTGGTGTCCGCCCCGTCGCCAAGATCAAAAATCCCATATCCGCACCTGCCTGTCAGGTGCGGAACGATGAAGACGAGCAGGAAGGTTGAGGTAAAAAGCATGGATGGACTGGTTAAAACTCTCGGTACGGTTCTGCTTCTGCTGGCCGCGGCAATTTGGGCGGCGGTTCTGCTGCTGGCACCCGCTGCGCTGGCTAAACTCTGCTGGCTGTATCTGTTCGCATGAGGCTGGCCGGGATGAAAACGTATGAAGTGGTCTTGAAAGGCTGTGGCCGTGGCTTGCCGTGTTGGTTGATATACCGGGTAAAGGCGGCGTCTGCCGAGGAAGCAATTACCCGCGCCAAACAGCAAGCTACTGCGCACTACATAGAATTTGAATGGTTTGAGGTTCAGACCATCGGAGAGGTATACGCATGAAAATTGCAGCGATTGCCAAAGTAATTAAAGACCGTGGCTCCTGCCACATTGTCAGGATTCACGGCGCAGAAGATACCGAAACGAGTATGTTCATTGGCACAGGCTCTGAACTTTACTCGCTGGAAGGGTTCCCTAAGCCGTGGACAGAAGCGGAGATTATGACGATGCTCGGGATGCAGAAAAAGCAGTGGGAAGATGTGATCTACAAAGAGTATCTGTGCGACACCGCGGAGGATGTATGCGGGATGAACCTTGAGGACGCACTTCAGAACGAGATTGAGTGCCGAAAAAGCTCCATCAATCTTTGCATCGGAGGGGCACTCCTTATGGGGCTGATGACCCCGGACGAAAAAACAATAGATTTCATCCCGGTCAGCAAGCTGGCACCAGTTATGGATGAAATCAAAAAGAGCGACTACATCAACTATTGCTTGCGCCGCGCAAAGAACGGTTCCCGATACTATGTTGTCCGTGACGGGATGATGGTGCGGGCAGCAATTTTGCCGATCACGCTGTCGGAAGGTCTGGTGAAAGGTATGCAGAATATCGTGAATATGACCCAGAACACAGTACAGTCGTGTAAAACGGAGGATAAAGAGGCGGAATGATTTTAGCAAAAGAGGCAATCGAGAAAGCCGCCAACTGGTGGGCGGAAAGAATACTCGAAGATCGGCCACACAGCAATGGAGATAACAGTTTCACTTCCGTTACTGCGTGTCTCCTTGCTGACATGGGGCGGAAGAACATAACGCCAGATCAGGCGGACATGTTCAAAAAAGCCTTGGCAAAACGCATGGCGGAATACGCAGAAAGTGGAATGTTCAACCACTTTTCCATCATGTGCGATTATGGCCCGTGCAGGATGCTGGCCGATGCAGCCAATGAAGCGGGAATCAGTACCGCAAACTTCCCGTTTAAGACAACGATGTTTCTTACGGAAAAAGATGGCATTATGGTACGCGATGGTTATGGAGCATCAGTTGTCAAGCTGTGGGGGTAACGACATGGACGAGAAAAAGAACGCGCCGGCAGAAATCGAAACAGTCACCATAACCATGAGCCGCCCGGTAGCTGAGGCGGTAGCAAAAGCCTGCGAGATGTACCTTCGTCTGCATCTGGGGCAATTTGAAGACCTGATTGACGAGCTTTGCATGGCAAAGTTCTATGCTGCGCTGGAAAATGATTCATTTGACGGCAAAGAGGAACGGGATGAAATCTTCCATATCTCGATTGACCGCCGAAACATCATGCAGGAGGAAGTGGACAAGCTGTACAAGAGATACGTCCTTTCCGCTCCGCTTGATTACTGCATGAGAATCCCGTACCGGGCAGAACAGATCTGGCTTGCGATCCGTTACGCTCTAGCATGGCACGATAACCCGAAGGGCGACTACACGGTTCAGTACGACAAGCCGCTCAATCGTTCGGATCAGCCGCAGCCGATGGTGCAACTGTACGAGGCACCCACAGAAGGAAAGCCTGCCTGTGATGGCAAGTGCGCAAAGCGAGGGAGGTGCTGATATGCAAAAGATGTTCAAGGCTATATTTTGCGATATATGCAGGAGAGTTGCATTTCAGGAACAGTTTGAGGGCGGGTTTCAGGATACGCTGACAACGCAGGACTGGGTGACTGACTGGCAAGTGACAACTGATTTTAACGGATTCCCTTTGAAGTATCCAAGAGTAATTGACCTTTGCCCGCAATGC